GACATGCAGTGGAACAAGGATTTGTTTTCTCACTGAAACAGGAGAGCTAGAAATGGCTATGACAAACTTTGCGGCCCTCACCGAAGAGGAGCTGACTGTTTGGTCGCGTGACTTCTGGTCGAAGGTACGCAACACCGCATTCATGCCCCAATTCATGGGGACCGGGCACAACGCGCTGATCCAGAAGGTCACTGACCTGAAGAAAGATCAAAAAGGCGCACGTGCTGTAATCACCCTGATCAATGATCTCGAAGGGGACGGCGTCGCAGGCGACCGCACCCTGGAAGGTAACGAAGAAGGGCTGACCTCGGAAGAGCAAGTCATCCGCATCGACCAGCTGCGTCACGCCAACCGCCACATGGGCAAGATGGCTGACCAGAAGTCTGTCGTCACTTTCCGTACCGAGTCCCGCGACAAGCTGGCCTACTGGATGGCTGACCGCCTGGACCAGCTGGCCTTCCTCACCATGTCCGGCGTTTCGTACGGTATGCATACCAACGGTGTGGCCCGTACCGGCTCTGACTTGGTGAACCTGGAATACGCGGCTGACGTCTCTGCCCCGACCGCAAATCGCTACTTCGCTTTGCAAGGCGGCGTTTTGACCCCCAACGGTTCGCAGAGCAGCATCACTGCTACCGACGTACTGTCGTGGAAGACCCTGATCGACCTGCGCGCCAAGGCTGAAGAGGACTACCTCAAGCCTGTCCGTATGGAAAACGGCGTCAACGTCTACCACGTGTTCGTCACCCCGACCGCCATGGCTGCGCTGAAGAAAGACGCGGACTTCCTGGCCAACCTGCGTAACGCCGCTCCTCGCTCGAACAGCAACCCGCTGTTCAAGGGCTCGGAGAGCTACTACGTGGATGGTCTGGCGATCCACTCTTACCGCCACGTCTACAACACCCGTGGCGCTGCCTCGGGCTCGAAGTGGGGCGGTTCCGGCACTGTCGATGGTTGTCGCATGTTGTTCTGCGGGGCGCAGTCGTTGGCCTTCGCCGACATCGGTACGCCGGAGTGGCAGGAAAAAGGTTTCGACTACGACAACCAGCAAGGCATCTCGATCGGCAAGATCGCCGGTATGCTGAAGCCGCAGTTCAAGTCGAAGACCTACGGCACCACCGAAGACTTCGGCCTGATGGCCGTTGACATCGCACAGTAATCTGGAGGCTGACAATGGCACTTACTGCTGAACTTACTGGTCAGACCGTCCTGGTAGCCATGAAACGGTTTACCTTCGACGACCTGACTTCCGGGGAGACCACCGCCCTGTTCACTCTGCCCCCGGGCACTGTGCGTCTGCGTGGCAGTCTTGTTATCGAGACCGCATTCAACTCCGGCACCTCCGACACCATCGATATCGGTGATGCCGGTGCACAGGATGCGTTGCTGTCCAACAACGATGGTTCCGCTGGCGGCGCCGCTCTGACCGGTTTCGCTGACGAAGTCCAGAGCACTTCCGAAGCGATCACCATCAACTGGACCGGCGCGGGCGACGCGCCTACCACTGGTGCGGGTTACGTCGTGGTGGAGTACGTCATTGACGGTCGCTCCGTCGAGAACCTGTAAAGAGTATCGGCCTTGGCCGGGGGAGGGGGCGCTCCTCCCCTGGCATCCCCCCGGTCCTTTTTACCTTGACTATAAAAACAGGAGAAAGTGATGGCTGATACCGATGAGGGGATGTATGTATCCCAAGTGCGTAACGTGACACTGAGGTCCGACCTCGGACACGTGATTCATTTCCCCAAGGGGAAACCTGTTTATGTACCGCCTGCTGTGAGAGCACAAGCCGTTGAGCTGGCTTGCTTGCCGGTTAACGGCGAGATGCCTTTCGAGCAGGAGGTTGAGGAAGAACCCGAGCTGCAGGGCGACCCGCGCATCAAACGCTTGGATGAAGCGGTGGCCATGTTGGCAACCATCAACGACTCGAAGGATTTCACGTCCGCCGGAGTACCGCAGATTCCCGCTCTGATGAGGGAAGCAAAGCTGGTCCGCGTCACTGCCTCTGAGCGTGACGAAGCGTGGATGCGTTACCTTCAGTCCAAGAACACTGGGTGATGAGCTATGTCCTATTCTCTCGACGCTATGATTGCAAAGTTCCGTCGAGAGATGGACGACACGATTGAGCCCTATCTGTGGTCTGACCTGGAGATAGTCGATTTCTTCGACGAGGCGGAGGATGAATTCACTTCCGTCGTAGACGTGTTGACCGGAGAGATCACGGTCAACGTTGCTGCCGGTCAGAAGATGGTCAACTACCCGACCTATATCACGCGCCTTCGCCGCGCCGAGAATAGCCTGGGCAGGACCATAGAGCTGTACAACACGGAACAGTGGCAGAACGCGATGTTCAGCGACGACTACGGGTCGGCCACGCTGAATACGACTTGGCGCACCACGACCGGGCAGAACGTCAAAGCCCTGATCACAGACATGGCTTACCGGTCGTTGCGGGCGTACCCCATCGTTGAGGCGGATGAGGACATCATCCTGCACGTGTACCGCCGCCCAAAGGAGCCGCTTGCCGACCGAGGTGAGTTCGAGGTTCAAGACCGCGAACACCAACGTTGCATGTTGCTGAAGGCGCGTTCTTTGGCTTATGCGAAGCATGACTCCGAGACACACAACGCGCAGCTCGCTTATGACTACGAGGCGATGTACAACCGGCGAGCTTCCGAGCTTCAGTCGGAGAACCTCCGGGTCAAGCGTAGAGCTGGCGCTGTTCGATACCCGAGCATGTGATGGCTGAAGGTAAGCCGCTAACTATCGAGGGTTGGCCGAAGGGGATCAACAACATCCTCCCCGGCACCTTGCTTGGCGTCGACTTTGCTCGCGACGCACTGAATGTTGACTTGGACGATGGCGGCAAGCCACACCGCAGGCGGGGGTACACACTCGTGCAAGCAGGTAGCAATGTTCACAGTATCGCTCACACCGTGTGTGGGCTGGTCTACGCTGACGGGCGGGACCTACGCCGCCTGCTGCCTGACGAAAGCAGCATCAGCATCTACCCCCTGTCCACGGACGAGCCGATCAGCTACGTGGACGTCAATCAGGTAACGTATTTCTCCAACGGCGTTGATTTCCTGAAGCTCGACGTGTCCGGCAGCGTGTCGCCCAACGGCGTTGAGTCGCCGGGCGGGCAACCGACGTTGAACGCGCACTCGTCGTACGGGAGCCTACCTGCAGGGAGGTATCTCCTTGCGGTGCGATTCGTCGACAGCCGGGGTGAGGTGTCCGGCGCGAGCTTGGAGACCTACGTCGACCTGTCTTCTCCCGGGGCTATCGGGCTATCGAACATCCCGCAGAACGCTCGCGCGACGGCTGTGCAGGTGTTCTGCACGGAGCCGAACGGGTCGCTGCTGCGGTATCAGCTGCAGCTTCCGATGGGCGTGACCTCGGCCACTCTTATGCAGGTGACCCAGGGGAAGCTCCTGGACACGCAGTTCATGGGCCGCTTGCCAGCCGGACGCATCGTTCGCTACTACAAGGGAAGGATGCTTTCCGCCTCCGGCGGTCAGCTTTTCTACTCCCCGGCCATGCGTTACGGACTGTGTGATCTGGCCTCCGGCTACTTCGCGCTGCCCGGTGAGATCACCATGGTCCAGCCGGTGGAAGGCGGTATCTTCGTGTCCTCGGACAAGACCTACTTCCTGTCAGGCGCGGACCCGGCGGAGGCCAGGGCAGTCGTTGTGTCTGACTACCCGGCCATCCCAGGTACAGGTGCCTGCTTTCCCGGCAGTGACTTCGGCTTTGAAGACGGCCTGGACGTGGCTTATTGGGTTTCTCGGGAAGGCGCGGTGATCGGCGCGCCCGGCGGAACGATCAAGAAACTCACCGAAGAGAGCGTGGCGCTGCCGTCTTATGACGCTGGCACCAGCTTTTTCAGGGAGTCGAACGGGATGCGTCACGCTGTGACCGCCCTACGTGGTTCAGGCGCCGGGGCGCAGCTTGCGGTCGGCGATGAAGTGGAAGTTACGGTCAAGCGTAACGGTATTATTCTCTAAGAGGAGGGACTCAGAAATGTCCGACTTTACTCGTAATGAATCGGGACTTCTGGTCCCATCCTCCGACATCAAAGTCGGGGGTGTCTTCGATATCTTCGTGAACGGCGAACTCGTTGAGCAGTGCAAGAACCTCGTGGTCAACGAGGGGCTGAACTACTTGCTGGACGTTGGTCTCAGCGGTGGTTCCGCCGAGACCAACTGGTACGTGACCGCCTTTACCGGCGACGTTACTCCGGTGGCCACCTGGACCGGGGCAAACTTCGACACCAACGCTACCGAGATCGTGGCGACCACGGGTGTCGCTGAAGCGACTCGCCAAGCGTGGGCCGAGGCCGGTGCTTCCGCACAAGCCATCGACAACTACGCCTCGAAGGCGGAGCTCACCGTGGCAGCGGCGAACCTCACGCTGTATGGCGTGGCGCTGTTGTCTGGCTCCGGCTTCGCCAACGGGTCCGATAAGCTGATGGCGGCTTCCCGCTTCTCCGCTGCCCGCGCCCTGGTGCAGGACGACGTGCTGGGTATCGGTTACCGCATCGCGATGTCTTCTTCCTAAGTGACCGTGCTTTTCCCTCCCATCCCCTGGGAGGGTTTTTTTACTGAGTGGGGTGGCCAGTGTCTGCATACAGCGATCTTATTCGCAGCTTGAGCCCGGAGGGCTACTGGCGACTCGGGGAAACAACCGGGGCCACTGCGTACGACTCCTCCGGTAACGGAGAGAACGGCACGTACTACGGATCGCCGACGCTCGGCGAAACCGCGTTGATAAACAGGGACGCTAACGCGTCGGTCAGTTTCGACGGGACGGATGATTACGTCGACACCGGCATACTGGACATTGGGGACGGATCAGCTGCGACGATCCTGTGCTGGGTAAAGCCTTCCAGCACCCCTTCGTCCTCGAGTGCTCGCGGGCCGCTCTACGGCGATTCGATAGCGATCATATGGGACCACCCGACCGCTGGTTACAGGGGCGCTGCCCAGGTGCAGCTAGGCGCTTCTTCTTGGTACGGGGCTTCGTTCGGCACTTTCCAGTCCAATAAGACCTACCTGTTGGCGGCTGTGTTCGACGGCAGTACGTTGAAGGCGTACAAGAACGGCGTCTTGCAGACCACCACGCCAGCCTCCGGTTCGCTGTACACAGCAGTGACCACCATGAAGATCGCCTCTGATGTGGGCGCTACCACTTTCTGGCCCGGCGTGGTCGATGAGGCTGCAGTTTTCAGCGCTGCGTTGTCCGAGGACGACATCCGCAGGATTTTCGCTGCCGGGCTTGCTGGATACCTGGACTACCCGAAGTACGTGCACGAGGAACTCGGGGCGTTCAACCGTTGGCCCATGCAGGTAGCGACCACTATTGGTGACGGCATCTCGGGCTATGCTGACGGACAGCCTATTGATAGCAAGCACTGGCTTATCCAAGAGGTCGATACGCAAGGGCTGACGAGCGCGCACTACTTCAATGACAGGGTTCGGATGGTTAACGACTACACGACAGGTGCTACGCGCATCGTCGTGTGTGCTTCGAGAGCCAAACTATCGGGCGACTTCGACGTAGAAGTAGGTTTCCACAACTTCGCCGTCAGCCACAACAGCCTTGCACGCGCTTGGTTGGCCATACCCGCTACGTGGATCGCTGTGTCCACTGACGACTCAGGGAACCCGCTGTTCGAAGGTGGTATCGCGGGGGTGTCCTCCGCCGCCCGCACCAATGATTACGGCAAGCTGCGCTTTGTGCGGGTCGGGTCGACCGCCACTGTCTACTACAAAGATGGTGACGCTGCCAGCTGGACCCAGCTACGCACAGGCACCACGACTACAGACGACGTGGCAATCAACCTGCAGCTGTGGTGTGATGGCGCGGCTGATGCAACGTCTGTCGTCGAATGGGGTGACTTCATTGTCAACTCCGGCGCTGTCGTCAAAGACACCGCCGCCCGGGACGCCATCGGCAGCGACGACATGGAACTTTTCGGCGCGCCGGTCACTGCGAGTGACTACGTCCTGCTGGACGGTGTGGACGACTACATGTCCACGCCGATTCAATCCCAGCATACGAACGAAGACCGTATCCTGGTCTTCTGCCGCGCGCGCATCCCTTCCGGCAGCAGCGGCGGCACGTTGTTCGCGCTGTTGCCGAAAGGCGCCTACGCCAACAGTACCGGCGCGGACTTACAAGTCCTGGCCAACGGCAACCTCAGAGCGAGGGTCGGTGCTTACGGTTCGTACACGGAGGCGGACGACACTTCCGCTGACTACCGGGATGATCTGCTGCACACTTTCGTAATGGCCGGGGACACAGCCAGCGCCAGGTTCTACATCTACGTCGACGGCGTACAGACAGCGGAGAGGTCTCTCGACTACATCGATTTCGATGAGTCCGGCGGGGTGGCACCTGACCCGGCCACGTTCTACATCGGCGCAGCCAGAACGAACGCTTCTTCGGCTGACCTGGATGCAGCGGACACGGGCTTCCTTGAAGCGGAAATCCACGACGCTTGGTTCGCCTACTTCCTGCTGGACGGGGATGCCGGGGAGATGCTCTCCGTGCATACCCTGGCTGAGCAAGGGAGCTATGTTTACAGCTCCGACTACGCAGGTGAGGTGATCGACCTATCACCGAAAGCCTATTGGCGGCTGAACGAGCTGCCCGGTGACACTCCGGCGCTGGATTACGATTTCTCTGACAGGCACTACCTCGACGCGTACCGTTGGGGCTCGTACACGCAGAATAACGCGTTCTCTGACGTCCTCGATGGGAAGCTGCGTATGTTCGTTGTGGCGGATAACGCGCTGCTCAACCGGGCGTCCGTTTACTCCAACGACATGCTGTCCGGGGATTTCTCCCTGGATGTAATCTTCTCTGAGTTCCTCTACGCCACCAGCTCGGTAGTTACCAACGCAGCGGTGTACCTCCAGCTGGTAAGTTTCGACGCGGAGGGGAACACTGTCCACAACCTGTACGCCTATCGTACGAACGGTGGTGGCACGACAGGTTTCGGCGGGAGCATCAACTCGGTTTCTGGCGGGTCAGCCACCTACTCCGGTGGGGCGGGCGGTCTGCGGATAACCCGTGGTGGGGGTAATTTGACCACTGCCACATCGGATGCCGGAGGCGGTTTCTCAACCTTGCAGACCGTGGCAGACACGGTAGCGTCTTCGCAGCTGAAGTTCGAGCTACGCCTCTACTGCAACACCTTGTGCCTTGCGGGTACGGTGGCGCAGGCGCTCATCTCCACGGTTACGCTTAACTCTGGTACGCCGTTACTCGGCGTGCGGGACATCGCGCCCCACCTGGACAGTAAACCGGCAAAGCTCGGGTACACGGTAGGGGCGATCGGCGCAGGCGCGCCCGGGCTGCTGTCGGAAGACCCGGACGGCGGTTACGCCCTCGACAGCAGCTCGAACTACCTTGCTTTCCCTGACAGCAGCGGTTTCACCCACGCTGCTTTCACCTGGGTGATATGGGTCGACCTTGACGATAACGCGGCTGGTCAAAGCGTGGTAGTAGCCTACCCGCAGGGGGCGCATAGCGACGCTCGCGGGGCCGTTCTTATTGTCACACCGGCTGGCGAGGTTTCTTTCCAGTACGGTACGACATCGGGCGGAAGCTGGGAGACGTCGGTGGTGTCTTCTTCGGCAGGCATACTCGGCGGCGGCAAAAAGATGCTGGCGGTTACGTTCGGTGGCGACGGCCAACCGATCAAGCTGTATGTCAACGGCTCGGAGAACGGTAGCGGTACGGCTTCAGGCGACATCGAGTGGGCAGACGCCGGGTCCGGCTCCAACCGCTTCTTCGCAGTCGGTGCTTACAGCAACTCCTCGAACGTCATCGGGACTTTCCTTGAAGGCACGGTCGACGAGTTCGCCATCTTCGACACCGTGCTTAGCGCTGCGGACATCAGCACCTTGTACGACGCTGGCACGGCAAGCCCAGGGGTGTTGCCGGAGGAGGTCTCTACGGCAGTCCTGGTGGTGTCGCAGGACGGCTCTGTCGCGCAGTCGTTCGCGGAAGAGGTTTCCACCGCTACTGCGGTCGGGGAAACTGTCAGTGCGTACGCCGCAACGCTTGAAGCCATTGCTGTGGCCGCTACCGCTACGGAGCTCCCTGACACGCCAGCCGTTGCGCTCATCGACAGTGTGCTGGCCACAGGGACGCAGTTGTCTTCAGTGCAGTACAGTGATCTCATCGTAACGCTTGCAGCCGCCGCGACAACGGTGGACACCGAGGTTGGCGTCGGTATAACGGACACCGTCCACGTCAGCGAGCTGTTCGATTACACCGAAGCGGTAGGCATCATTGAGCGGATAAACGCCTCGGCGGGCATCGAAGCTCCGTTCACCAGCTACGAAGAGCTGGTCGAGGCAATACAGGTCGGGGCAGGGTACAAGATCACTGCCATGGTGGTCGGCGCTGACGGCATTGTCCTGTCAGACGCAGCAGCCGTGACCCGCACCCTGGAGCTGGTCGACGCCATAGCGTCGGAAGACACCTATGCAGCCTCGTTGCTGGCCATCGTGCAAGTGTCCCAGGCGATAGCCGTCGAGACGCTGTACGAAGCAAACTCAGTCGTCAACATCTACGACGTTATCGCGCTCGCTGACAGTGTGACGCGGACGATGTTGGCCGCGATGTTGGCGGCTGAGACCGTCATTGTCTCTGACCACACCCCAGGGGCTTTGTTCTTCTACACGACCACTGCGGAAGCTGTCTTGGTTTCTGACACACCTGTGGGCGTCGGCACCTTGGTGTCGTTGATAGAAGAGGGTGTTGATGTCAGTTTCTCGCTACGCCTCGGCAACGACACGTATGCCGCATGGCTGGTCAACCCGAGGACCGGCGCGGCGAGCCGGTACGATAACTACCCGTTCACCTCTGTAGCCGCGTACCGTGGTAGGTACTACGCTACTGCAGAGGACGGTGTGTACCGCCTTGAAGGGGATGACGACGCGGGCGCCACTATCCAGGCGTCTCTGAAGACCGGCTTGCTGCACATGGGCAGCAAGATGGCCAAGCGGATGGGCGATGTCTTTATCGGGGTAGAGTCATCCGGGCGCTTGGTGCTGAAAGTGACCACCGAGGAGGCAGGCAGGCGTACCGAGAACTGGTACGAGGTCGTCTCGCACGGGGATACCAGCAACCACCGGGCGAAGTTGGGCCGAGGCGCGCGCGGGGTGTACTGGGGCTTCGAGTTGGTCAACGCCGAAGGCGGGGATTTCGACCTCGACAGCCTGCAGCTGCACCCTCTGATCCTTTCCCGGAAGGTGTAGTAAACTTGAACAAAGGGATTTCACCCAGCCAAGGAGGGCATTGACATGAGCTGTGGAGTAGGACTCAGCCCATCCGTGGCTGTTACCCAGGTCACCACCGGGTGGAGCACCTGGAAGAAGGTAGCCACTGACGCTCTGACCAACACGAATAAGGCGTTCGATAACTGGTCAAACCTAGCGTTGACACCCACCAAGGTGAACGTAAGCTGGTCGCTTCCCTCGAAGCTGTCCACGCCTTTCACCAAGCCGACCGTGCCCGCTGCACCCTCGGTGTCCTATTCCAGCCCCAGTGCTCCGGGCGAGCCGAACATTGGCGACATCGGCAAGCCGGTGCTGCAAGCGCTTGCGATCACCGCACCGGCAGAGGCGCCCGGGGTTAACTTCCCCTCCGCGCCCACGCCTTTGACCGCAAGTGCTCCGAAGGACGCGCCGACGACCGGGGACTACGCGCTGCCGGACGCGCCGACGTTGGCCATGCCGGACGACCCGGCCCTCCTGAACATCGTGCTGCCGGACGCGCCGACCTTCACCCCTCCCACGCTGATGGCCTCCGCGCCTACCACTGATGGGATCGTTACGCCGACCAACACGTTCTCGTTCGTGGAAGAGGTGTACACCTCGACCAACCTCGACAGCCTCAACGACCGGGTCGCTGAGCTGTTGGCGGGCGGCACCGGGATGCCGGATGACGTGTGGCGCGCCCTGTGGGAGAAGAACACCGAGCGGGAAGACGAGAACGGCCAGCTGGCTATTGATGAAGTGAACAACGAGTGGGCTGCGCGCGGGTTCTCGCTCCCTCAAGGGGCGCAGACGGCGCGTGTCGACAAGGTCAGGCAGGAGGTGATGAGAGCCAAGAATGCTGCCTCGCGTGAGATCGCGATCCAGCAGGCGCAGCAGGAGATCGAAAACATCCGCTTCGCGGTCGCCCAGGCGATTACCCTGGAGGACTCGTTGCAGGGAGCTCACCTGCAGCGACAGGCCAGGGCACTGCAGGCCGAGCAGATCGCGGTGGAGATCGGCATCAACCTGTACAACGCCCGGGTGCAGCTGTTCACGGCCACCGTGCAGGCTTTCAATGCCAGCATCGAGCAGTACAAGGCGCAGCTGCAGGGTGAAATCCAGGAGCTTGAGGCACACCGGCTTGAGATCGATGCGGCCCGGGTGAAAGGTGAGCTGAACAGGCAGACCATCGAGCTGTACGCGCAGAAGTTGCAGGCGCTGAACACCCAGGTCGACCTGTACAGGAACCGGGTGCAGGCGGTGAGCAGCTTGGTTGACATCGACAAGTCGAAGATCGACATCTTCCGTACGCGCGTAGAGGCGTACGGGGAAGAGGTACGCGCCAAGACCAGTGAGTTCCAGGCGTACAGCGAGCAGGTGCGGGCGGAGATGTCAAAGGTGGGGGTTTACGACGCTCAGGTACGCGCCTATGCGGAGCAGGTCAACGCCTGGAAGACAAAGACCGAGGGCGACATCTCTATCGCCCGCCTTGAGTATGACGCCCAGCGTATGCAGCTCGACAAGTACGTGGCGAAGCTGGAGAAGTTCAAGGCTGAAGTGGCGTCCGAGAGCGCCCGGGTATCCGCCGGGGCAACGATTTACGACGCCATGTCCCGCATGTACGGCTCAGAGCTGGCGGCTGAGAGCGCCCGCGTGGCGACAGAGGACAAGCAGTTCGCGCTTGCGCTCGAACAGGCTGACAAGCAGTACAACCTCGAGCTGAAGAAGACCGAGTTGAACATCAACCAAGCCCTGCGTATCGCGGAGCTTGAGCGCGAAGAATTGAAGACGACCGCGAGTGTGCAGAGCTCGTTGTCGGCGGCGGCGATGGCAGCAGTGAACCTGAGCGCCAGCATCGGCTCCAGCGACACTAACTCGGCGAGCTGCTCCGAGACGTACAATTACTGAGGATACTGAGATGGCAAACCGTTACCGCGACGCTGACAACAAGAGGTTCTCCGGTGCGCCTGACCCGGCGACGGAGGCGCAGGCCAAGTCCTTCGGGGCGAGGACTCGCCAACGCACTGAGAACCTCCGCAGCCCGACTTATCCTCCTGCCGACCCGGCCCTTGATGCGCAGGCGAAGGGCTTCGCCTCGCGCGGTAGGCAACGCGTTGAGGCGCTGCGTAACCCCAAGCCGCTGCCTTCCACGCCGAGTGCTGATGCAGACGTTAAGGCTTTCGTGAGCAAGCAGTATCCCGGCAGGCCGACTGGCCCCGGGCTGAGAGGTGTACGCAAGCCGCAGGAAACCGCTCGCCAACGCCGCCTTCGCAAGGGGTTCGAGGCGCGCACCCAGTCCGCCGGGCAGAGCGGTCAGCTCAAGGAAATCGACGTTGAGTTGAAAGCTCTCAATGACCTTAAAGCCAAGCTGGGCGAAGGGTTCAGTGAGGCGAACCAGAACCGTCTTACTGAGCTGGAGGCAAAGCGGGTAGGGTTGCAGAACTCGCCGGACGTACCTTCCGGCGCGGAGCAGCTCGCGGCTGAGCGCAACCGTCCCAACACGGTGCGCGGGCGCGTCGAAGGCGTTGTGAATCAGGCCAAGGACGAGATGGCGTTCCGCACTGACCAAATGCGTAACCAAGCGCCTGGACTGAAGGCAAAGTTCGACCAGGGTGTGTCCGACCTGAACGAGTACGGGCAGCGCATGTACGATAGCGCGAAGGGCGCGGTTAACGAGTACGGCTGGCGCGCGGACGCCAACGGCAACACGGTCGGGAAACAAGCTGCCGAGGACTTGAAAGGTGTCGCTCAGGACTTGGGCGATAAGGCAAAAGCAGCTGCTGGAGCCGCCCGTGAGAAGGTAGGCTTCTCCGGTACAGCCGAGCTGGGAGACGTGCCGGGCGATGTGCCGGATGAGCTGCCGCAGAAGAAGACGTTCGGTAAGAAGATCGGCGACGCGGCTGACAACGTTAAAGCGAAAGCAGGGGGCTTCCGTGAGCGTCGCCAAAGACGCAAAGCCACGCGCGAAGAGCTGAATGACAAGAAGGCTTACTCGCTGGACGACCTCAAAGAAGCGAAGGCTGTTGCAGGTGATAACCTCACCCGACCGCAGCGGAAAGACCTGAACAGGTCTATCAGGAAACGGATCAATACCCGCATCGGGAAAGTGGGCGGAGCAGGTCTTGCCCTGGCCGGGCTGGTCGACACGGCAGGGCAAGTCGGGCGGAATATCTCCGAGCTTGGCGTGGGCGAGGGACTGGCGAAGAGCGGCGCAGACGTTGTGACCGGTGCCGTAGACACCACGAAGGGCGCAGCGGATACCCTGACCAACATGGACGGGTGGGGCTCAGTGCGGCATGGCCTTCAGGCCACCGGGGAAAGCATCCTTGGGATGCTGTCCTCCGCAGGCAAGACTATCGCCTCTGTCCCAGCCTGGATGAACGACCCGAAAAACCGTTCGTACGCCGAGGTGTACGACGCTATGCAGGCTCGCCCGGATTCTCTTGGGCTGGACAAGATCGTGGCTGACTCCAGCGCGCTGCGCGAAGCGGAGCTGGCTCAAGCCAAAGGCGTTACCCCCGCCGGGGGCCCGCAGGACCCGCAGGACCCGCAGGCTCCGCAGGCTCCGCAGGCTCCGGTGACAACCCAGCAGATGCAGGTGAACAGCAGGGGTGGGAACTCGGTTCTGCCGACCAACGGCGTGAACGCAAACCCAGGCGACACTGTCGTCGGGCCGGACGGGACGCCTCTCGGTGTAGCCACCCAGCAGACCATCCAGACCAACGATGGCATGACCGATGATGTCGGCACAACCGGCTTCATGAGAGGGCAGACCCAGGTCGGGGTTGACGGCAACGGTAACCCGATCCTGGGTGGCGTGCGGTACGACGACGGCAACGGCAACGGCAACAGCATGACCAGCAACACCCCGGCAGCGGCTGGCGGCGGTAGCGTCACCTACACCAGCGGGATACCGCCAGAGCGCATCCAAGCCATGAACGCTCTGTCGGAGCAGATGCGCCAAACCCGCCTCGCCCGTGAAGGCGGCGGCTCGCGCTCTACCCCATCGTCCGGGGGCACCGGCACTGGCACTGGCGCCGGGCAGCAGCTTGGCTTCGCACAGCGGTTGGCCCTGCGTAACGCGAATGTCGGGAACAGCGCGCCCTACCGGAATATGACCAAGGCCGAGCGGGCTGACTTCCGCAAGATGAAAGAGTCGGAGAACGCACGCAGCCTTGCAGTGGTCGGGCTGGATGCGACCGGCGCGCCGATGAATACCAGCGGAAGCGGCACAGTGGCGAACACGCTGGCAGCAGCAAGGCTGGCTCAAAACGACGCGCAGAACGCGTTCAAGAACAACCTGGAGATGCAGAAGTTCTTGCAGGGGGCGAACAAAGAGCAGATGGACCAAGTCGGCTCGATCAGGAAAGCCCTGGTGTCCGAGAACCCGGAAGAGCGTGACCTTGCGGTGGCTGAACTGGTCAGCGCGGTGAACGACCCGAACCACTTCCTGTACGACACCGCCAACCAGTACGTGAACAAGCTGGTGTCAGACGGTGTCAGTGCGGAGAGGGGTCTTCTCGACTGGCTGGCTTCCTGGACGACTTACGGCACCAACGCGCCGGACTTTGCCAACAGCCCGAACCCGGACCTGTTGAACCGGGCGAAGTTCGACAAGAACTTCTTCTTCGGTAAGCAGGTCGATCTCGGCGGTGGTTTTGGGGACCACATGTACTTCGGCAATGGCCCAAGCGCCAACTTGATACGTGAGCGTATCCAGCGGAACTATCAGTAATCCGGCTCGCGAAACCATGCTTCGTAGAGCACCCAAAGGACTGTACCCGCAATGACCCACACCCCCACTTCGTGGGGGAGGTTGACGGCGAAAACGAGTAGACCAAGCATTGCAGTCATAACGAGGAAGGGGCGCATGGGTTTGCCTGCGAACTAAAGGATGAGACATGTACCCTAACGATAGCCTGTACGAACAATCCTCCGAGCTGAAAAAAGCCTTTCGGAGGGGTTTTGCCAGAATCCCTTCTGACATAGATCAATTCCAAGGCACTTTTCACCAAGCCTTGGGCGACGATGCAGCGGCTCAAGCCAACTTCGAGCAGGCGCGTCAGGCCGAGGAAGAGCTGGCCGCGCGCCAGGGGCTCTCCCCGCGTATCTCCTCCATCCGGCAAGTCCGCTCCCCTGGTGATCTCGGGGACTACCTGTCCAGCACGGTGGGTGAAACCCTCCCGCTGGTGGGTTCCATGGCCTTGGGTGGTGGTTTGGCCGGGGGCTTCGCAAGAGCCCTCGGGGCAGGCGCCCGTGGCACCGCGCTTGCGGCAGGCGTAGGTACAGCAGCGCCGTACGAGGCCACGAGCGTGGCGGAGGCGTCCCGGGACATCATGCGAGACCCGGCAGCTACCGGCACGCCGCAGGAGCAGGCGATCGGCGCGCTCGCCACGGGCACGGCCAAGACCGCCCTTGGCATGGCTCCCTTGAGCTTCGTCGCCAACCGGGCGCTCCGCCCGGGCGGCACGATGCTGGGCAGAGCAGGGCAGGGTGCGCTCGTTGGCGGGCTCACCGAAGGCGGCACCGAGGTGGGCGAAGAGCTCATTGGTAAGTACGGCCACCAATACTTCAACCCTGACGTAACGCTTGGTGACGAGGAGGACCTGTGGGATTACGCCGACGCCTTCGTAGGAGGCGCAGCAGTCGGCTCGCCATTGGGCGGCGCGGCAGGGCTGGCTGGTGCGGCCCGCAACAAGGTGCTGGGCCGCATCGAGGACGGGGAGGCGATTAATGTCGCCCTGCAGCGGCTCTTGGACGAAGACGGTGACGTGCTCGACGCACCGACGCTCAACACGCTTCAGACGGACCTTGAGAGCGGTGCGTACAACACCCTCACCCCACGCTCCCGGATACAGCGCCGTATCGATGACATGGAGGCTGACGAGGTATTAGACCAAGCGTACATGAGCGCGTACGGGACTCCCCGCACTGCTTACCAGGAGGCGCGGGCGGCTGAGCGAGACAAGTGGCGCGCGCAGCTTGAAGATGCCGCCGCCGAGCTGCTGTGGGGCGACCCTGAGCGGCCAGAGGTGCAGCAACTCGTTGCTGACGCCCCGGAGGACCTACGCAACGTTGTCCAGGAACTGCTCGAGCAGTCCAACCCGTCCCATGGCGTAACGGCTGACCGGTTCGCGGACTCGCTCAACGAAGTCCCGGACAGGCCGAACGACTACGTCCTTAACCAGAAAGGCGAAGCCTGGAAGACCGACACCACCCCGCCAGGGGAGCTGTCTTCCTCCGCCTTCGGCAAGGCGTACTACGACCAGCTCGCTGAGCAGCTCTCCCCGGGGATGCAGCAGCGGGTGTACAAGATGCTGGATGAGAACGCCGAGGTCGTGTACCCCGACCGCTTCCCTGACAAGCGGGCCGAGGTTGCCTCGACCCGTGCGTGGCTACGCGGCGAGACCAACCAAGTGCAGACCGAGGACGCTGCTACCTCACGCAACCCCCTGGACATGGCTCCACCTGGGGTGCGGGTGCGGCGCGCCCCGGCTGAGCAGGCGTACGAGGCACTCGGCATCGAGGGCGACACCCAAGGGCGGGAGGCGATCTCTGTCGACAAGCCACCGAGCAGCGTGGCGGGCAGTATGCCTTCGCTGAGCAAAGAGCAGCTGTTCGGGATGCCGAAGGGCAGGCACTACATAGCCCGCAAGCGGCTTGAAGAAGAGATCAACACCCTCAACGAGATCAACCGCCGGGGGCTGCTCGACGGGCTCGATGAGCAACTCATCCAGGAATACGAGTCCGCTCGCAGCTCTCGTAACCCGAGCCGCGAGCTGATCGCGGAGTTGGAGGGGTATTCCGGTGTTCAAGAATACCTCCGTCGTAAAAGCTCGCCGGATTACCAGGACACGGTCATTCAGCTGAAGCGAGCGGAGGACAACCTGCGTCAGCTCGAACGAAGTGACGAAGGCATCCTCACGCTACAAGCCTCCAAGCACGATAACTTCAGTCACCCGAAGCGCATCAAGGTCGAGCAGTTCAATGCCAAGGACGGTCGTTGGCGCAAGATGCTGCTCGACCCTATGAAGGCCGCGCAGCTTACGCAGAGCGAAGAGCGCTACAGCCCGAAAGACCCGGTGGGCACGGCCAAACGGCAAGTGCTCAACGGCTTGGTCGCTGTCCTGACGCACCCGGAGTATGCCGTGCGCCTGAACGGCCCCATCGACCCGGACACCGTGGTCTACACCCGCAATCTTGACGGGGGTGAGAAGGAGCAAGTGACCTGGGGCGATATCGTCCCGGAGCGGCAGGGCAACTGGCAGCTGTTCACTGAAGGGCTGGCGCGCCGGGCGGAGCGGCTCGGGCTCCCCAACTATGACCCGAAGCATTGGACCGGTGAGGACGAGGCCCGCTTCAAGATGTGGGCGCAAGAGATAGGCTGGGACCTGCCGATCATCCAGGAGAACAATGCTTTCGACCCGAAGGAAGAGTACCCGGAATACCGGGGCAAGGAGGGCAAGGTTGATCCTTACTCCTTGCCTGTCGATGAAGGGCAGACCACGACCGGCGGTGTGCAGAAAGACCCGGGCGAGTATTCATTCGACTTGGACAAGAGGGAGACCGAGCAGGACGCGGTACGCACTGATAGCCCTACCAACTCGGCGCCGAAGAGCGGAGGCGAGAGGTCTTTTGAGCAGGATCAGGCTTACACGGAGGCCAACCCACCAGAGCGGCCCGCCGTTACCCCTGAAGGGGTTGAGCGCAAACCTGAAAAGCCTTTCACGCCCAAGGAGAAGACTTACCAGGGCAAACGCAAGCGCGGGGACTTCCCGAACTCGCCGGACGTGTGGTACTCCGCTGTCCCTGGCGGGAGCGAGGCTTACGCCGAGAAGGTGAGGAAAGCCTTCGACACGGAGAAGGCGAAGAAGAACCGCGCTTCCATGCAGCGGTTGATCGAGCACTTTTCCAAGGCGTTGGGGATGAGGCTGACAGCCCGCATGGCCCCGCCGGAGGAAGCGGAAAAGCACTTTGTAAGGTTCAACCCCGAGGTGGACATGCTCAACGGCTTCGCTGAGCCGGTCGACGGGGTGTGGGAAGTGTGGATCAACCCCTTGCTGCCCCACAAAGCGCAGCTGGAGACCTTCGCCCACGAGTTCGGGCACCTTGTGATAGTCGACCTGTTCAAGAACGCCTCGCCCAAGACCAAGACCCGCATCAAGGAAGCGCACCGCACCTGGGCGGAGAAGGCGGGGATGTCGGACGACATGCTCCAGCTGTTCGAAGCCCGCAGTGGGCAGGCCATGATCGACGTCTACACCGAGTTCCTCGGGCGGGGGCGCAAGCTCTCCGACGTGCATGAGAACACCCGTCGCTACCTGCTGTCATTCGACGAGTGGTTCGCTGACCAAGTCTCCATGTGGATGACCACTGAAGCCAAGCCGCTCACGGCTATCGAGCACTTCTTCAAGCATGTCGCGGATGTCATCACCGACCTGTTCAACCTGTTCCGCGCGAACAAGGTCCCCACGGCTTCGAAAGAAGTGAAGGACTACCTG